TAAGATCATCACCACTAATAGTAAGATCACCACCTACAACTACATCACCGTTAAACGTAGCTTTACCTGCAAGAGCCATATCAATGTCAAGAGCAGTAATAGCACTAGAACCATCTGTGCCTTTGATAGTAAAGTTTTTGTCTGCTGTGCTTACTGTAAACACTGCATCAGTAGAATCATTTTTAAGTTCAAGTATTGTTGTACCAGACGCTTTAAAGAATACTTCGTTACCTGCAGCGTCTAGTATGATGTCACCGCCTGAGTCTAACGTGATATCAGTTCCATCGTTAGTGATAGTGTCAAGAGCAATACTACCTACATTTGTAATGTTGGCATCTCCAAAAGATGTAGCTCCAAGTGTAGTAGTGCCACCAACAGTTAAGTTGTTACTAATGTTTACTTCACTACTAGCATTGATGTCAACAGTAGGTGCTGTTATCTCAAGCTCAGTATCAGCATTGATATCTAGTTGACCGTCTGCGCTGGAGTGGATAGTAAGTGCAGTATCTCTAAACTGTACTTTCTGTGCGGCATTCATTAAAATGTTTTGACTTGCATCTACAGTAAAAGATGTAGTGCCACCTGTCGCAACTGTGATTACATCTGATCCGCTAAACGTAATACTTGTGTTAGTATCTGCATCTCCAGAGATACTGTCTAGTTGTATGTTACCTGCGTTGGTAAAGTTAGAGTCACTAAGATCAAACGTACCTGTTACATCTAAGTTACCATCTACAGTTAAGTTACCCTCTGCAGTAATATTAGCACCGCTAAATGTCAATGCTGCTGTCGGTGTTGATCCAGACTTTATTACAAGCTCACCACTACTGTTAGTCAAACTACCAAACGTAGTTCCATCATCTTTTAGTACAACGTCTGCTCCACCTGCGTCTAAAGTAATGTCTCCACTTGCGTCCACAGTAAATGCAGCAGTGGCAACTTGAACCAAAGTATCAGCAACAATATCAAGCTGACCATCAGTACTAGAGTTAATATAAAGAGCAGTATCACGAAACTGGAGTTTTTCTGACGAAGCAACCAGTATATCATCAGAAAACTCAAAGTAGTCCTCATCCTCCATCCATTTTAACACACCGTCATTAGTCTCACCATCAAAGGTAATTGTAATGTCTGTACCTGCAGTGCCAGCACCAAAGGTTAGTCCGTGCCCTGCTAGTGTACTAATCGGGCCTCCCTCTCCTGTTGTACCATCATGTGTATGTCCTGTACTAGCAGCAAAGGCGGCAAGAAGCTGATCAAACTCGTCATTCGTGTCTGATGCTTGGATTATGTCACCCTCTGTATACGTGGACTGTCTTGTGTATGTAGCACCCATTAGCGTCTAGCTCCTACTTGATATTCTAATTGAAATCCTTTTAGTGAATATGGTGGAGATTCACCACTATCATCTACCTTTAGCGCAACAGTAAAACCGGAACCTTCTACAGGTTGTCTTACTAGAGGCTGTGAACCACCACCATAAACAAATTGTGTAGTAGAAGAGGAGGTACTATAAACAGCAGTACCATACTGTGCTCCCACTGTGGCGGTTGTTAAACTGTAAGCTGCAGGTCTTGATGCACCCACACTATCGTTGTCGTATCTTAAAAGTAAATCTGCGCTGATGTTAGCTTCAGGCTTGTAGTTAAGAATAACTCTGTGCATTGTTTTTCTTACACCTACATCTCCAAAGTTTAAATCTGGACTTCTGTATCTGCCTAGTATAGCTGTGCCATCAAAGCTATTACCTTTTTCCTGCCTATGTACAAATCCATCAAAACCACCGTGTATAACTATTACATCTCCTGCTTCTACATGCGTGTCTGAACATGACGGTTTAATACCTAGCGACTCAGCAAACTCAAAGCCATCGCCTTTCATAACGCATATAACACCTTTAGTTCTTTTTGCTGAAACAGTGTCCTTTGTAAAGAATATTCTGTACTGTGTCTTATCTGGTATAACCACACTTTCAAAAAGACTAGAGTCAGTTATGTTTTCGTCAAACAAAGACTGCACGTTCTTAGATATTGTACCTAGTTCAACATCACCAATCCTAGCAGTACCAGCAACAGTTCGTAAACCATCAGGTCCAAGAAAGATTAGATCACCTGCAAACTCTTGGATAGTGTTACCGTTTACACAACCTATGTTTCTAGTTACAGGTTCTACAGCAAAGTTAGATAGGCCAGAACCTGTCAGTTTAAATATTCTATTCTCACAGAATATAAACAGGTTATCACGAAAAACTTTTAGTCCTACTATCGTATCGTCTACGTTAATACTACCAGCCCCCTGCCCTGAGATAAATCCATCTTCATCAAAAGGCTCACTAAAAACTATAGTTGATGGTGTTGAGGACTTACCTGCATAAAACATGTGGTTTCTAAAAGCAGCTACAAACTTTGAACCAGCCACAGTACTTTCACTTACGTCTGTTGCAGTCATAGATGAGTTAAATACTACAGGAGCGTTAGCACTATCTACACAGATTAACTTCTCATTACCGTCAAAATTAAATCTTTCAAAGTTGTACTTGTCTGCGCTGGTTCTACCTGTATCTCTTTGTGTCCAGTTCTCTGACACTGCATCGTCTATTGCGTGGTTAGCTGCAGTTGTGCTTGATGTAGATCTAGTAACACCAGTAAAGGTTATGCTAGTTATACCTGTGTAAGTAAACTCCTCACTGTTTATCAATAGTGTGCCACTAGATGCAAAACCTGCAGTGGAGTCTACGTTTAGTGTGCCTGATCCTGACATAGCAGTTGTTGATAGTATTTTTTGTGACAACTCTGTAGAGCCACAACTATATATTCTTTCACCCCTAGCTGCAACAACTCTGTTAGCAAACCTAGCTGACATTAAAACTTTTTCAGTCGCATTGTTTGTTTGAGGAACTATCTGATTAACAAACTTACGAAAACCGTTTATACGTCTGTAACCACCCTCAACATCAGGCTCAAAGTTTTCTAGAACTAAAGCTTCACCAGGTTGCATAAGAAAGGTGGACCTGTTTAGAACTAGCCCACCCTCACAGTTAAAAGCTGCTGGTTGTAATGTTGATGTATCTGGCATTTTAAGATACTCTTAGTACAGGATTATACGTTGTTGTAGCACCGCCCATTAATGTAGATCTTACATAGTCGTATTTGTTTATTACAAGTGTTTGCATATTCTTTATGCCTTGTTGAAATCGTTCAAAGTTTACTTGGTATTGTTGTATCTCTCCACGATACTGATACACGTAGGCTACTGCACCATCTATAACAACAGTTGCAAACCTATCAGGTATTGTGGTTGTATCTGTAGATGCAGATAAGTCAGAGGGAAATGTAAAGTAATCAAAGACTAATGTGTATTGTTTATCAGGGAAAGGGTACAGTATATAATTGTTATCTGGGGTACGCACTATAAATCTAGGGATACCACCTTTTGAAAACTGTGTAACTGTTGTGCTGTTTGCAATCGCTGCTGCTGTTGTATCGTTTGCGCCTCTAGTACATCCTGTAAAATCGCGTTACCTGTTACCTGTATAAGTTATCTGTTCGCCACCTATAAACAAAGTGCCTGTTGCATCAAAGTCAGATGTATCTGCGACAGTTATTGTTGTTACTGCTGCAGACAAGCCATCAGATGCATTGATAGTTGTAGATGCAACGTCATCCTCTTGTACAGCGTAATCTCTTGATATGTATTCGTTGTAGTTTAGTTTAGTCAGGCTGTTACCTGCTGAAGCTAAATCTTCATCTTTTTTTATTCTTGCTGTGTTATAGTCTATATACTTTGTGCTTGTTGGCACAGTGTACTTAGCAACACCTGGCGTAAGTGTAGAAGAGTTTGATGCGTGGTTAAAAGGATAAGCAAACTCTCTCTGATTAATATATCTTATAGATTCATTGACAGCATTCTGACACTGTGTTTGTACGCCTCTTGGACTTGCAAAGTTAGAAGATGTAAGTTCTACCTCATTCATCCTAACTAGTGTTTTGTTTGTCAGTGTAAGAAATGTTTCTGCCATAAGTACTTCCCAATATGTGATAAGGGGGCCAGTTGCCCAGCCCCCAAAGTATTATGCTAGTAGATCACGATCTACCTCATTAGCAGAACTTGATCCTGAGACATCATCCATGATTACGCATACAGCGTATACACGGATAATACCGCCAGTGATAGTTCCACTTGACGCATGAATCTCTACGTCAATAGTGTCTGCTGATGCAGTGAACACTGGTAAGTTGGAACATACACCTGAAGATGTAATAGCAGGAGTGTGAGCACCTGCTGATGCACCGTCTAGGTCAAATGACGCAGCAAAAATGTCTACGTCTGTTCCTGTGATACCAACGTGGATCGCAGAGTCTGTAGTAGTACCTTCCATTGCAGTTTGAACTTTGAAACCTGCATGTAGGATCAAAGTGTTTGCAGGAACAGTAATAGCTTCGATAATATCATCAGCTGCTAGTGCAGTACCACCGTTTTGTAATATAGCATCTGCAAGATCGATGTCGTTTTGCAGAGTAACTAAGCTGCCACGAAGCTGCTTATTGCCAGTACCGCCATTGTTGGAAGTAGAGGCTGAGTTCGTGCTCATTGAAATAGTAGCCATTGTTCAGTCTCCCTTCTTACGCTGCGTTATACTTAGCTGTTACAAGACCTTCTGGACGAAGAATCTTTCTACCATATAGGTGCATACCACGAACAATGTCAGCAAAGCTGTCAGGGTCACGATATGATTCTGTTTTGTTGATCTGCTCTGCAGTTGCTACTGCTGAGTCATGTCCACCAACGATCACACCAAAATTTGCGTTTTGGTTTGCTGATCCAGATGTGCCTGGCCCTGTTCCTACTGCAGGTAGGTTTGAGGACACGTACATACGGAAGCCGTGAAAGTTGTTTACAACAAGACCGTTGCGAAGACCACCAGCCTCACCGTAGTCAGAGTTCATTAAGCGTGAGTCTTCATCGCGCAAGAGTTCCATGAACACGGGGTCAACAACCAGCCATCTGCCATCTGTATCAACTTGTTGTTGATCTAGCAAACGAGCCATACGAGCTACAACCATTGCTGGTGAAGCTGTTGCTGTTGGTAGTGAGGTTGCACCTGGCATACGTGCAGTTAGTGGGATAGAATGTTCCCCTGCACTTGAAGTTGTGATGTTACCGAAGTCACCCTTCTTTAACTTCATTGAAGAAAGAAGTTCGTCTGAACCAGCAGTGATAACAGACTTAGAACCATTTACGGTTGTGTTAGCTGTATCTGGTGATCCATGTAGTGCCGACTGTTTGAAACCACAAAGGTATCCAAGTACGTCTTGATCATACTGATCTTTTAGACGATATGCTGCACGATCTGTTGCAAGTTGCATAAAGTTAACGTGTGAGTGGGCTTCCTCAATGTCATCCATCTTAAAAGCAAAGTAGTTCGCTTTGTCAATAGTTAACTGAAAGTCCTCATCGTCTAAATCTTGTGCTGTGACAGTTGTGCCACGAGTATAAGCTTGCACTGAGATTTCAGGTTCTTTGATAATCTGAACCGTATCCCCCTGTGCGCTTATCTCTCCGAAATAATCGGAGTTAGTTATTTCTCCTACAACAGTACTCTTGCGGAAAGCAAGCTGTACCTGTTTGGAGTAGATTACTGGGCTAAAATTACCATTAGGTAAATTGCCGTAACCTGACGCTGATGAAAAAGCCATGATAAAATCCTCCATTAGATGTTTGGCTTAAGTTAGTAAGCTAACACTTTGAAAGAGGCTAGTAGTTCTAGGGTGCAAGTACCGTACACTTTGGCCTTTGTGTACAGCATCGGGCCTATACTTAACTAGGTAGGTCTTACTTAGTAGTTGGGCTTAGTTAAGAAAAGCACAAAGGTAGCTAATAATAGGGCTTTATGCTTTTACTTCATAAACATAGTTATATATACTTAATCTACTATGTCAATAGTTTTTTATCGTGCACCGCCAGAAATATCATATACAAACTTACCTGATCGTATAGCTTCCATAATATCTTCTGATCGTGCTTCATATTCTTTAGCAGACATTTTCTGTACTTGTGATTCTAGAATCTGTCCTGATACACCTTCACCGTCAATTTTAGTTGTTCTTTTTGTCTTGACTTGTGATGCTGCTTCTTTAGTTGTTCTTTTTTTAGACTTTATGTCCATGCCGTTGTCAACCTTAAACAGGTCAATAACACGTACAACTGATCTTGGATCGTCTTGATTCTCGTACAGAGCGTCTTGTACCCACTTGGGTTGCTCCCCTGCCCAGTTATGAAAGTCATCGCTTTCACGTAACTCATCAAAGTCAGGGTGTATTTTTCTTATAGCATTTTCTGATTTAGTGCGTTGGGTTTCTGCATTAAGTTGATCTATCTCTTGCAGCCTCTTGTCTGCCTTTGCAAACTTTTCTTCAGCTATCTTAGCAGCTTTTGTTTCTACAATGCTTGCTATCTCTGGATACTTTTTAGTCCAAGCATCTATCTCTTCGTCTGACTTAGGTGGTAGTAACTGACCTTTTGCAGCTTCTTCCATCTGAGCTTTTAGTTCTTTTATTTCTTCAGACTGTTTGTTTAAGTGCTTGCGTAAATCACTGTACCGTTTCTTATACGTTCTTTCTTCAGCAGATAGCGTTTCTTCTTTAGCTTCTGTATCGGCCTCTTTCTTTTCGGTACTTTCTTCTTCGGTAGGACTTTCTGTTCTTCCCTCCATGAGGGCTTTAAGTTCTGCCTCATCCTGCTCTATTCGTTTTCTATTAGCTGTGAGGGTTGACTTGTTTTGTACAAATCCTGCATTCTTTGGTGTTTCCACTTCTGTTAGTTCTGGCATGTTATTACTCCTTATGTTGGGGCCAGCCGTAGCTGGGTAGCCTTATTGTTATATGGATTTATTAAGATATTTCTTCAAAAGGGTCATCGTCATCTGCTGCATACTTATCTACAAAGCCAGGTGGTGTAGGTGGTTTTTCGGGGGGTTTAATTATCTGCCCTTCCTCGTCAACAAAACCTGGATCAGTACCTGGAGGAGCAGAACCGTCGCTTGGTACTGTGATTACTTGCGGTGTTATTATAGTTTCCTCTTCCTCTTCCTGTCCTATACCCAAAAGGTTTTGAATGCTAAATGGTTTCTTGTTTTTAAAATAATCTATTTCTGCTTCTGCTTTTGCTTTCGCAGCTTCATATATGGCTTCATCTTCAGCAGACAGACCACCAGCAGCTAGTATACCTTTTGCTTTTTCAAGTATTGCCTGTGCTTTTTTAGCAGCCTCAGATTCCATTTGATTAACTAATTTAGGTCCAGTGTATATTGCGCCTGGGCCAGTTATGGTAACTGCAGCAAAGCCAGCAAAAAACTTTCCTATTGGATCTATTCCTACGCCTGTTCTTTTACCGTAAGCTTTCCATAGTTTAGTTCCACGACCCTCTTCACTCCAATCATCAACATCTGTATTAGCCCACGTTATAATCTCTTGAGAGATATCAACTCCACCATCATCATCAGACTGTGTTACTTCCTCTATTGCCTCTACTACTTCTTGACCTTTACGAACATATCCTTCAGGTATAGGGCTAAGAGGTCTACCGTTAAAAAATATTATTTGTATTTCTGGTTTAGTAGGGTGTACGTAATACTCAAATGTATAACCAACAAACCTACGTGCTCCACCGTAGCCACCGTAGCCACCACCCATAGGAGGAGGTATTACTGTGTCTGATCCTGGCACTTCATTTGGAGGTCCACCCTCTGACAGCCCTTTTACTTCACCACCTTCTTGCATTTGTTGTGGTGAACCACCTGATGTAACTTTCTCTGCAGCTTCTTCTATTTCTAGTTCGTCATCTCTAAAGAAAGACTCTTCACCTTTTTTGATACGTTCAAAGCCTTGTTTAGCTGCATCTTGTAAACCTTCAAAGAATGCTGTACCGTAGTAACGTCTAGTAGCAGCATCTATCATAAACTCGTTAGGGCTTGCCATTATAGGTATATCGTCACGTACTTCTGCAGGTGTAGCTCCTACTGGTGCTGTGTTACCACTGACAGGATCTTTTTCTTCAGTAAGTATTTCATCCATCTGATCTTCCATAGAACGTGTAGATTGGAACATTGGTGCGTCAGTCTCTGCCATTTATTTCATCCCTTAAAAATGTCAATCTTCTTAGAGCAGCTATCTCACCTTGAGCACGATACACACCTTCTATAGATGTCTCTTGTTCTAGTTTACGTTGTGCTACTTCTATCTTATTATTAAGTACATCAACAAAGCCATCCCAGAGGGGTTTATCGTTTACTAGCTTCTTTACTATCATGTACCTGTGAACCCTTGCTCACCTGGCGTTGGAACTGTACCTGTGCCTATGGTTCCTCCACCTGCACCTGTAGTATCTTGTACTCCTGTACCTGCTGGTGGTGTTGGAGCAGGTTGCTGCCCTTCTTGTTCTGGGGTTTCAAGTGGAGCTATCCCTTCAGGTGGTTCTGGTGGTGCAGCAAACTTCTTGAGTATCTCAGCTTGTATAGCTGCGTCACCAAGTGAGTTAGTTACTTTGTCAGGATCTAAGTCCATGCTCTTAGCTATCTCACGAATGATGTAATCTGATTTTACAAACGGCTGTAGCATAGGATTAGAAGCTACACCTAAGAACTGCATGAGGCGCTGGGAGCGTACCTCGTTAGCCATGAGGCTTTCTGTACCTTGTGCCTTTACTTCTAGATCACCTTTGATACCTTCATCGTAGTCAAACTGCATGTTAAATGCAAAGAATGCTCTGCCCATAGGTGCAATAAGATAGTCATCTACGTTCTTAACTACATTCCGTATGCTACCGTTGGCAGCAGACATAAGCATGGAAATACCACTAGCAGTACGGCCCACACCCTGTATGCCTGTTTGACCATGAGCGAAAGATGGAAAGCCAGTTGATTCATCTGCTAATACCCTTGCCTTATCAAATAGCTGCATGTTTTCTGCAGCAACGTTTGGAAACTTAGTGCCAAAGATACCTTGACCAGGAGCACCGCCTTGTCTACGGAACACCTTGCCAGGATACACACTCAGGTCTTGACCTGGAACTAAGTTAGTTTCATCTACTTCAATTATAAGATTACCAGATAGTGCAGCATTGTCAATAGCCATACGCATGAAACCATTCATCAAAGTTTGCGTATCGTCCATGTTTTCTGCAATACCTACACCAAAGAATGAGTATGGGTTTAGCTCATACGGTACAGCGTAGTAAGGTATACGTGCTGGCTTAAATGGGTTAAGAACTAAACGCAATACTTTGCCGTTACATACCCAAGCGTTTACACTTAGCTGCTCTGAGTCTTTTAAATCTTTTGGTATTACAACACCGTGATCTTCTAGTATAGATGTGTCTACATAGCCCCAAAACTCTAGGACTTCATATCTGTATGGAGCGTTGCTATACTGTGCATCGTCCTCCATGTCTTGTTCCCAGTATTTCTTTTCGTAGGACTCGCCTAAGTCTATTGCTTCGTTAATAGATTCTTCTCTAAAGAAAGGTCTAGACTTTAGTCCACGCATTTGAGAGCGTGTCATACGATGTCGCTCTACTACATACTCTGCTTCATCCATGTTGTAAGCATCTGGATCAGGATAGAAGTTCCAAATAGATACGTGGCTTGTAGATGGTACAGTCTTTATTGTTGGGTCATACTCACCGTCTTCATTCCAGTTAGAATACTCTTTGTCTATAGCAAACGGACCTTTCATAATCCCTGTGCCAAACAGCGCCATCTCAAACGAAGTGTGGCGCAGTTGTTTATTAGCGCCACTTTCTTCTAACTGATCATGTATTTTCTTTTCCATCTTCTTAGCTGCAATCATAGCAGGATGGAAAGTAACCGTGTCTTGTGTTGTGCCTGGACCTTCTATTATCTTATCTGAAGCATACTCTAGTGTGTCCTCTATTGGACCCATGCGCTTCATACGATCATACATAGTTTCGCCAGGTTTTAGTTTTTCGTCAGGATCAAACAGTAATGTAACTGGGGGTTTTTTACCAAAGGCATCCTCTAACTGATCTTGTGCTTGTTCAGTCTGAGGGTTGATGCTGATGTGCATAGACTCAGCTACACCTTCTGGTAGTGTTGTAGGATTGACTGTAAGGGGGAAACGAGAGCTACCAAATAAAACATCTACAATCTGACCGTAGGCAGCTAGTGTTTTAGTTTTAGTAACCTTAATAAATACACGAGACTTTTCAGTTTCAGTAAACTGTACGTCTGTATTGTACAAGCCACGATAGTTTCTATAGGCACGTAGCCACCTATTCTCATCTGCAAATCTAGCGTCTTCTGCTCTTTTAAACTTAGAGGTAACGAAAGCGACAACACCTTGTGCATCTAGATCGTCTGTTTCTTGGATGACAGATACTTCGTCTGTCTCAAATAGTTCACCTTGTTCGTTTTCTGTAGCCATATTATTTAATATCCGAATGTTGGGTCAGATGCTTGAAAGCCTGTCCTGTGTGACATGGGGTTATAATCCCATAAAGAACTACGTGGTCTTGTCATTATACCATACCTAAGAGCATCATACAAGTGGTCTTCTGCGTTTGTATCTACGTCTTCAGGGTTCTTCTTGTCTAGAGGTATGCCAGGTAGTTGAGCTATCATATTGTTGCAAGTAGAGAAGAACACTAGTCTTGGCTCCTCAGTAAACTCGTCTACTTGCAAACGGCGGTGAAGCTCGTTTTTACCTGCCACCCTTGAACCTTTTGATCTATCAGATGGCCTCCAACGCAAGCCTTTCTGATTCATCTGTTCAGCCAAAGAAGGGCCAGTGTCTCCACGTTTATGCCACAGGGAGCTATCCAACACACCGTATCTGATATTGTCATCTTGTTCTGCATCTAATATCATATCCGCTAAATCTATTGCTGTAACTCTTGAACAGTATAACTCTCTGTATACTATTAGCTGTTCGCTTGGACTTACTGCCAACCAAACAACTCCTGTGTAACTTCCGTAGCCGTAGTCACATGCCCTGAACCTTGCCCAGTTCTTAGGTATGTCGTAAGGTTCTACTACGTGTATTTTTCTGTTAAACTCAGGAAATGCTGCTCCCTCGTTTACATCCCAGTTCCCTTCTAGTAGTTGCTTTCTTTGATGCTCTGGCAGTGATAGAAGCATGGCTTCGTAGTCACCACTCTCAGCTAAATAAGGATTATCAAAGAGACTAGCAGGTATGAACCTTCGTTTGAATAGGGGTTGACCAGATTTGCTATGCCCTTGTGGAAACTTCAGAACCTCACTAGTCTCTATGTCCGTTGCCCAGAATGGCGTGTTAGGCTTTGCTGGGTCAATGAACATCTTCTTAACCCAAGAGTGACCTGGACCGCCTGGGTTTGTAGTTGCTCTCATATACAGACCTAAGTCTTTGTTTGCACTACGTAATCGGGATCTCATGTAGTTCCACGAGTAAGGACTATTCCACTGTGTTAACTCGTCAAATGCTACGTAATTAAACGCCTGACCTTGGTAGCGCATTACGTCTGTATCTCTATCCAAGTACGACATCCAAAGTGTGCCGCCTCTTGGTGTAGTCCACTGCGACTTACGCTCAGACCACTTTATGTTAGGTATTGCTTTAGGGTATAACTCTTGGCTTTTCTGTATAAGTTCCCTAAGTTCTTCTGTTGTGTGTCGTACAAGTAGCCCACTAAAGTCTGGACTGTTTAAGTTGCGTAACGGATCAGCTAGTGTGGCGTAGCTCTTCCCGCCTCCGGCTGCCCCACCATATAGTACCTCACGCTCAGAAGACGCTAGATATTGTGTCTGTGGTCCAGGGTTAGGTTTAAATACGACACTCTGTGCGTACTCTACGTCATACTCTGGTGGCTTTACTTGCGCTGGTATAGCTTCAGTCTTCTTCGTAGGTGTAGGAGCCAGGTCTTTCTTTTTCAAGGATTTCGATTTGACGTAACGCTTTTTCGAGCCGCTTGGCATACTGGCGTTTAATCGTAGTAATCCTCTTTCGCTTTCTTTCGACATCTAACCTTTTCTTTAACCCATCATGTGTTATGCTTCTACCTGACTGTGTAGTTAGCCACGCAGCTACTTGTCTTAAACTATACTGCTTTACGTGTTTCTTTGCAAGC